ATTCTTCTTCTTGATTTTCTTCATTCGCCGCAGCGTAGCCTAGACCGTGGCTCAGCGCAAGCTAGAATCCTTGGAACCAATCAGCAGGAACGCGCGTCGGGGCGACTGAGACGCCCACCAACCCGCGAACCCTGACGTGGCGAAACCCCCCCGTTAAGCCAGGTCGGAGCGGTGGGGGGTGGCTCCGGTTAGGCCCTGGGCAGAACTAGCCGTTCCCGTCTGGGGCTTAACCGTTAGCTCTAGGTCGGCTCGGATTTCAGCTTGGCGTTCCTCGTATTGGCGCAAAATCCTGGCATACTTGGCCCCGGTCAATTTGGCCGCTCTCAGGGTGTTTTCCCGCAATACTGGTATCCGCCCGCATCTTTTGGCGTCCCACAGCTTCTCCAGCTTCACCCTACTCTACCTCCGGTTGAAAAACCGTTCATGCGGGGGGCGCTAAAGACCGCTACTAGAGCGATTTCGCGCGGCCCTGGGGGTGGCCCCACTACCCCCAAAAGCGGCCTCATGGCCCATATAGCTAATGCTCTTAACATCATAAACACTAATCAAATCAATAACTTAAGCCAATTGATTCGCATAACATTTATTATGGCAAATCAGTTTCCTTGTCCCCATGCGGGGAAGACTCAAGCGGCGAAGGCAGGGCAAGGGTATGGCTGTCGTTTGTAGCCTCTAGGATAACCGCAGAGCCACGTTTGACGCCAAGGGCTTCCCCGATAGCTTCCGCCGATTCATGGCCAAAAATCGCGGCTAATTGGCTTAGAATGGCATCGTCGCTTGGGCCGACAGCTAAGGTTAGCTTGTCGTTGTATAGGCCAGCAACGCGGCCTCTGTAGTGTTCGGCCTGAACGCCAGCGCTTACTTGCTGATTCTCCACCGCAAGCTCACGGAGTCGTGCTAGTTCAGCTAAGTGCGAACCCATTGATATTGCAGCGTTTTCTAGGCCGATCCGTTGGTGGAGACGAATAAAAAGCGCGATTTGAGCGTTACGCGTTGCTTTGAACGCATGGGCCGTAACAGTGGCTTCACTACACTTGGAACAGTCATAAGCTAGTCTATATGCTTCCCTTGCTGATTTGCCAGAAAGTAATTCTAGCGCAAATCTTTCCTGCTTTGCAGTGAGCTTAGGTAAGCCCGATTCCGGGTCTGCAACCGCCGCAAGCCTTTGGCTTTGCTTAGCTTTCCGCGTGCGAGGATAGTTCGGCATAGTCGATCCTTTTTTAGCGCGCGTTACAAAACACGCGGCAAGTTGTTGGCATCGCTTGGCTTTCACCAAGCCTCTTGCAATCGGCTAGCCGCGTGGCTATCTTGGAAGCGTGCGGCGACGCATTGGCTAACCCGCACGGCTCTTTGACAACTGAACCCGCCATACCCGCTTAGAGCGAAGCTTTAAGCGCACTATGGCACAACTTATGGAGTCCACTATGCAGCATGCCAAAACGCACCCTTGGACAGTCACAGTCAAGACCGACAAGGACACCGGCAAGACCACAATCAAGCCCAAATATCACGAGGTCCCGCTTGTCGGCAATCTGCAAGCCTTGTTTGATGAGCGCAAGACGCTTGTTCAGGCGGTAAAGGCAATCGAGACCAAGATGGAAGCGGAAGCTACGGCATTAAGTACCACAGCAACCGTCCCGCATGACGGCCATGATAGGCCGATGGTTCCCGAAGGTTTCACGCCGATTTACGGCTATAACTTCGGCAAGTTCAGCCTTGCGGCTATTCCTGTCGAAGCCAAAATCGAGCGGAAAGCTAAGGCGCCAGCCGCCAAATGGGGAACGCCGGTTTCTGCCGACAAGCCCAAAGGCAAAGGCAAGTAAGCTCCACTAGCAAAAACCTAACCCGGTACGGTTCGCCCTACCGGGTTTTTTGTTGCCCGGATTTTGCCAGCCAGCCGCGCCAGGATCGCGCCACACGCCCCGCAAGCCTTCGGCCCGTTGCCGACTACCGGGCAAGCCTTCCGGGCTTGTACGGGCTTCCCTGCCAGCCACAACCGGCTTGCAACCGCCGCGCGAAATTTTTTCGCTTGCGCACGCGGGCCGTGCCGTGGCATCCTGCCAGCTCGAAATTCGCCCCGCGAATCAATGGCTTAGCATCTAAGAGCCTCGCCGCATTAGGGCAATCGCCAAGCGTGCTAAACGCCAAAACAAGCCCTGAACCTTGGCAGGCTCTTAGACAATCGAATCGAGCACATTAGCCAAACACGCTATGCCTTGCGAGCATGGGCGCGGTTAAGGTCGGGCATGGGATTGACCATAAGCGGCCCGTAATAGCCTTAACCGAGACGCCGTGCCGCGTTTAGCGAATAGGCTAGTGGTCGAATCTCCACGCATTGGATTCACCATGCACTGGAGATTTGACTTTCTGATTCCAATCCTATTGGGACAATGCAGATAAGGGCCGGGAGCTTAGTCTCTCGGCCCTTTCTGTTATCTGTGGGAAACAAAGAGTCGCCTTGAGAAAGCGAGGCGACATGACACCACAAGAAATCTTTGACCGTTCTGTGGGCGGCGTTATCGCCCAAGGCGGTCCTGCGGGCTATAGGCTAGATGATAGAGATGGTTTCGTCTGCCTATACCGCGACCCTAACCACAACCGCAAATGTGCATTTGGAATACTAATTCCAGATGAACTATACGAGGAGCATATGGAGGATAAGCCTGTCCATATACTATTGCAGGACTATCCCAACCTCCGGTCAATGTTTGGTGAGCACGAGGGTTTGCTCACTGAACTACAGGTTGCCCATGACGAGGCAGCCAAGAATGAGTATGACTTGGCGGAAGATTTCCTTACCTTGTTCAAGCGCAATGTTGCGGATGTAGCGGAAAGATTCCGACTATCCACCGCAATACTGAACTAGAGCTTTATCAAGCCAAGGCGACTCCTTGGTTCCCACTAATAGGAAAGGAGGAAGATATGTGCAGAGATAAACTTGATAGGGTCCAGATGTTTCACTGGGTATGCCAGAACGTCATCCGGTATTGCCCGAACTCATATGCACAGGCTTACGCCAAGATAGGCATAGACAAGTGCCATAATGAGACGGACATCAAAGCTCAAATCCCGTATATCCTGGGCAATATGAGTTATTGGCGTGGTGATCGCGCCAAAGAGCTTAAGCTCATGTTGAGGAGCTTCTAGCCACCATGCGCAACCTATCCCGTGAATGTAACGCTTACTGGCGCAAGCAGGGATACACCTACAATCCCCTGTCTAACGCCGATTGTGGTGTACGGGCCTTAGCTTGGTGCCTAAGCATGTCCTATGAGCTTGCGATGAACAGGCTCAAAGGGCATCTTTACTTGGGCCATGTCCTTAGACGCTCAACGCATCTAGGATACAAGTTCACCCGATACCGTATCAGGTATCTAACGCCAGTACGCTTTGCTAAGGCGCATCCCACTGGGAGATTTATACTCTACCAGAAATGGGGCAAAGGCAAGCGCTGTCACCACTATTCGGCATGTATCGACGGCGAGCTTGTTAACTCTATGGGTTACACGCATGTCGATTGCGTGTTTGAAGCAACACCGGAGAATGACAATGCGCACTTTGCATAACTTCGATGAAATGTGCCTATGGCTGATGGTCTACTGCATGATTGGCATCATCGGCCTAATGTCTTGGGCCTACCATATCCAGACAACGGAATTTCTGGCTATTAAGGCTCAAGCAGAACTTATCCTGTCGGACCCAACACTATGCCCCGCTGTGGAGACATATCGTGGCCAGCCTGATTACCATGGCTTAGGCGTCCAGTTTACTTGCTGGGAAATCTAACAACAGCAATCAAGCCCACTGTGCGATAGTGGGCTTATTAGTGTTGTTAAGTGCAACACGAACCCGATGGAGTTGGAAATGTGGACAACTATAACTATAGTGCTAGCATTTTGCGCTGGTTACTATATTGGCTATCGCAAATACTTACACGCTCAAGCTGAGATTAAGTATCTGCGCGCTTGCCAGGAGAATGACTGGCGCTCTGAAATCTGGGGAATGTAGCCCATGCAACCCGACCTTGAGCGTATACGGTACGGGCGGAAATATGTTGGCTATATCCGTACAGATGGTGGAGCTAATGAATTCCACTTGCGCTCTAAACAGCCATGGTATGCTCATAACGGCGACTGCCAAGTACGGGCTATCGCCATTGCGACGAGCAGCACCTACGCTTCCGTCCTTAAGAGCTTCATGTTCGTGGAGCCTAAGTACCCTAGCATACACAAGCTGATGCTATGCCGTGAATTCAACGGTTATCGCTTCAAGCTGGTGACGCTGAATAAAAACAATTCACCGCTGGAGTTCGCCGCCAACCATAAGAGGGGACGCTTTGTCCTATTCTACAGATGGGGATACGCCAACAATTTCTATGCTTGCCATTATATCGCAAGTGTGGATGGCACGCTATATGACAGATGCCGCCCATACGACGAACAACAAGTCCCATATGCTTTTCAGGCCATAGCCTGCTAACCACACTAGCAAGCCCCGCATTTAGCGGGGTTTTTTAGTGTTGTTACCGCAGCACTAGCCAGTTAACACTGGCTTAACCCAATGGAGTTGGAAATGACGGCCAAGACAAAACCCGATAGCGGCCGAGTCGCCTTAAAGGCGGTTTCGCTTCGCGTGGCAGACATCGTAGCTAACGGCATAGTGCATGAGGGCAAAGTTCTAAAACTCCCCAAAGAGCCAGAGCCAATGTCCTACAAAGACGCTGCCGACGCCCTGCTCTTGAAGGAGCAGGAGGAGAATTCTACCGTCAATGCCCATGAGCTTATCGAGGGGAACCCTTTCGATGCGCTGGCCGCGTTCCACGCTGTGCTTAAGCGGGAATTCGGTTGGGCAGTCACCAAGGACACGCCAAGCTTCTTTGGTCCTATTCCGCCCATGATGGTGGACGTGAAAACCGGACCAGAACCGGAGGATGTGATTCAAGCCCCCATGGGCACGATCACGCTTCCAAGCCTCAAAGGCTTGTCCTTTACGGTACAATTCGACAAGCAGCAGAGGGGCTTGCACTTAATCGCTGAGTGCAAGAAATATCAAGCTCCATTGCTAACCGCACTGGCGGCCCTAGTTCGGTGTTTATCTCAAGGACAACAGCATCTACCAAGGCAAAGCTTTTAGGATGCCGAGTCGTTGGGATGCACAGCCCATCTTCCTCAAATTCGGGCATATGAACGAGGCAGAGCTTATTCTGTCTCGCCCGGTACAAGACTCGATATTGGTCAACGTCTGGACCCATATCCGGCATACCGCCAAGGTCAAGGCTGACGGAACGCCGATCAAGAGAACTGTAGTGCTATCTGGCATCTATGGTACTGGCAAGAGCATGGGCTGCGCCGTTACGGCTAAGCTCGCTCAAGAGCATGGCTGGACAGTCATCTACCTTGATGATACTGCCCGCCTTGCCGATGCTTTGGAGAATGCAAAGCGTTGGCAGCCATGCTTGCTAATCGCAGAGGACATTGACCGCGTTGCTGAGGAGCGCACGGAAAGTGCCAATACGATATTCAATACGCTTAGCGGCGTGTTGAGTGCCAGCAACGATGTGATGGTCATGTTGACCACCAATCACCCTGAGCGCATTGACCAAGCCATGTTGCGGCCCGGTCGCATTGACGCTCTAATCGAAGTTACGCCCCCAGATGCGGAAGCCGTCCAAAGGCTTATCCATCTGTACGGGCGCGGCCTTATCAAGCACGGCGAGAAGCTTGATACGGTTGGTGCTATGTTGGCTGGCCAAATCCCCGCGACTATCCGTGAGGTAGTTGAGCGGTCTAAGCTGGCTCGCATTGCACATGGCGTAGCACTGGTAGATGAAGCTTCACTTATCGCTGCCGTCCACTCTATGGGACCGCAACTCGCCTATCTCAATGCCGATAAGGAGCCGAAACAATCGAGCCTAGAGCGTGCCCTGAAAAGCATGATGCTCGATGCAGCCATAACTAGCCAATGTCTCTACTGGGAGAGTGAAGGCTGTGGCGAAGTGGCTGAAAACTTCCGGAAGTATCTGGCCAAGAAGCTGAGCTAAGAACACTAAACATCACCAGTCAAGCCCCTATACTGGCTGTACCAGTATGGGGGCTTATTAGTGCTGTTTGGCACTCGGCATGGTGTACGCCATGCCGCATGTTTAACCCGATGGGAGTCGGAAATGTGCAATGACGAAAAACATTGCAAGATGCTGAAACAAGCCAGTGACCTGCGCGATCAGGTCATTGAGTTTGTTGGCAACAAATACGGCGTAAAGCCTCTCTCGCGTAGCGAGAAAGAGGTTCTCGATAAAGAGCCTCTGAATAAGGACGAGAAGACTCTCAGCAGAGACGACATGCAGGTCATTATCGTTGCAACCGGCATGGCCTTTGCTGCGGCTTGCGCCGATTCCGGTTTGCCGCCTGAACTGGCCATTCCCCTGGCTATCAAGTTGATCGGCGGCGCTTATGGTGCTGATGTGCAAATGGTCAACAGCGCCGAAATGGCTGGGTTTAGCCGTATGGCTAACCAGCCCCGTACTATCAACTAAAAACACTCTGACATCACTAACTAGGCCACGGTAGGTTGTATACGCCTGTGCGAGCCGTGGCCCTTTTAGTGCTGTTAAAAGCACTACCGTACTACATTCGTCTAGCCCGGTCTAGGATACCTTACCGCTCGGTAGGGAGACCCTGGTTCAAATCCAGGCTGTAGTACCAACTCACAATGCAGTCGTCTAGCGGTCTAGGACGCCTCGCCCCTCAAGCTTGGAAACCCCAGTTCGAATCTGGGCTGCATTGCCATTCTTTCAAACCCCAATAAGAGGAGTCAGAACTACCATGCCCAGATTTTATGCGGTATTGGTGGACAGTAATGGTGTGGAGACATTACAGCCAAATGAAACCTCGCCATATAGCTGGCCTAGTGGCCCTGGCGCTCAAGAATGGTGTACCATGATGATGCGCCAGTATCCTGGTAGGAAGTTCCAACCGCGCCCGGTCCCAGAAGATAACTCTAACTGGGAGCTAAGGGAGAGGGGACGCTTTGCCAAAGGCGAGTATATCCAATTGCCTTGGATCAATGCTCTGTGGTACAAGGCCATTCCAGGACATTATGCTCATATCAGCAGAAAAGACCCTAGTAAAATTGCGTTTACAGAGAACGCTAAAAAGGGTGCGGCTGACCTTAAGACGATGCTTAGTCCTGGTCGGTATTTGATGCGGTTCTTTAGTGAGCGTATCACTAAGACCCAAATCAAAGACCTAGCCACGCAATATGCTGCCACCTATAATCCGGTCAAATATGCGCTGGCGCGAACTGCAAAACAAATTGAGCTAGCCTATCTGCGTGGGCCTAACTCTTGCATGTCCGCACCAGTCGATAGCTATGCCACCAAGGGCATTCACCCGGTAAGGGCATATGCTGGACCTGATCTTGCCATAGCCTATCTTAAAGTTCAACGGCGCATTACAGCAAGGACAGTATGCTGGCCTGAAAAGAAGCTTTACAGCCGCATCTATGGCGATAGCTATAGACTGGCTTCCGCGCTTCACAAGGATGGCTACAAACAAGGCAATCTGGCCGGGGCCAGAATGAGTAAAATACTGGTCCCTGGAATGAAAAAAACCTACATCTGCCCATATGTAGATGGTGAGCGAATCGTCCATGTTACGGACGATCATCTCGTCATCGGTCGCCCGTCAAGTGCTAAGTACGTCCAATTGGACGGTTCGCGGACGGATGGCCGCGCTGGCCCTTTTAGCTATGAGTGTGGCAACTGCGGCAATTACTGCGAGGAGATAGACCACCCCATTGTTGTTCAAGACTTTGGGGAGCGGTGGTGCGACGAATGCGCCACTGAATACCTGCATCGCTGTGAAGCCACACAGCAGTATTATGGCAATGAGGACAATATCGTCACACTGCATGATGGTGTAGTGTGGGCACGGTACTATTGGAGCGATAACGGCGGTCATCGGTGCCGTCTATGCAGCGAATACTTCCGTGCTGGCGAGACTGTGCTTAGAAAGCTAGACGACCAAATGCGCCATGTTTGCCGCCCATGCGCGGATAAGCTCGATGGGCAGCAAGCCTTGCCATTAGAACAAGCCTAAGCGTAGCAACTAGCCCCATCCTCTTGATGGGGCCTCTTGGTGCGCTTGAAAGCGTAACCACAGTATTACCCACTGGAGGATTCAGAAATGTCTATTAGACACAGTGTGTCTACCTTGCTGACGCATAAACGTCCAGCAGGCAGTAAGACCGAGCGACGATTTATCAATCGGTTCTTGCGGCCATTAGGCATGACACAGGACAGGGCTGGCAATCTATACAAGAGGATTGGGGACTCGCCCATCCTCTATTCTTGCCATACCGATACTGTGCATGGCTTTGCTGGCCAGCAATACTTGTCCTATTTCGGGGGCAAGCTTCGTCTACACCCCAAAGAGAAATCCTCTTGCTTAGGGGCAGATGATGGCGCTGGCATATGGATTATGCGAGAAATGATTAAGGCCAAGCACCCTGGCCTCTATGTGTTCCATAGGGGAGAGGAGGTTGGCTGTATCGGCTCTAAGTGGATCGCCAAACATGCACCGCAAATGGCGGAAGGCATTAAGGCGGCCATCGCTTTTGATCGGCGCGGCACCAACTCCATTATCACCAGACAATGGCGTGGCCGTTGCTGTTCAGACGCATTTGCCGACTCTCTCTCCAAGGCTATCGGCCTTGGACACAAAAAAGACACTGGCGGTTCAGTCACCGATACGGCCCAGTATATGGACCTTGTTGGGGAATGCACTAACGTCAGTGTCGGTTATGACCACGAGCATAGCAATTACGAATCCCTAGACCTCAAGTATCTGGAGGAGCTTAGGGACGCAATGCTCCAGTTTGACCACACTCTCCTGGATTATGTTCGCAAGCCAGGAGAGGCTGATTACAGCAAATACTATACCGCTTATGACTATGGCGACTATGGCGACTATGGGCCAACCCATAACAACCGCCGACATAGCAAGGCGCTAACCACCGGCTTTATCCCAGCCACCACTTCTAAGGACGGCAAAATCATCCATGTGCCTGACGGAATATGGATGAAGGACGAAAACGGCGAATGGTTCAAGCAATATAGGGAGCCATCGCCTCGCCAAGCCACCCTTTCCGGTTATGGCTGGGAAGAACCAGAAGAAAAAGCAGAGCGTGAACGCGCCCTGCTCTTTCAGCTTATTGAGGACAACCCAGACGAGATTGCCGATCTATTGGAGGATTACGGCTTAGGAGCCGAAGAAGTCGCAGACTATGTTTTCGCCAAAGGCGGGGCCATTCCACCTGCGATGCTAGGCAGAACCCATGATCCCGATAATGGAGATGAAGCAAACCCGCATGGCGAATAGAAGCACAGGAAGGGGCCCCTTGCCCCTTCCCTTTTACTTTAAGGAAAAAGAACAATGGCTTTACTTAATCTTTTGCCGTTTGTATTTGTTGAAGCCAACATTTCTAGCTGGCTTTGGATTATTGCTTTCGTGTTACTAATCGTATGGATGGCACACCTAGATGACTAAAAACAAATACAAGACTGTATCGCTTGGAGATATTCTTGACTTTGCGGAAACTGAGCAGGCCAGAGCATTGTATAAGCGATACCACGAGATTAAGGCTGACCACTATGACATCGCGCATGGTGTCAGCTTCAACGATTTACTGATTGACCAGATTATCGCGCCTATCATGCCGCGCATCAATATGGTCACTGGACAGGAAAACGACTCCCGCTATATTGCCTATATGGTTGAGTATTGGCTAAATCAGGAGCGGGTTAGAGGATAACGTAATAGGAGAAATCAGAGTGCTCGATTCGTTCCTGATTCGTTCCCGGTTTGTTCCGGGTCGCGCGCGTGCGCGCGCATATAACGGGTCGCCCCGGCTGGCGAACTCCATCGCCGGGACTGGAAAATTCCATCGCTCGCGCTGGAAATTCCCGCTTCGTCTAATGGTAGGACACCTGACTTTGACTCAGGTAATTCACGTTCGAGTCGTGAAGCGGGAACCAACTAACTAATTGATTTGCTTTGCCTATTAAAACTTCTATAGGGGTGGCGGCATTGCTGCCAAAAAATTTGCAGGCGGGGGATATTTTTACCTTGCCAACCGCTAGCCGGGGGGATATGTTCCCACCATGGCCAAGCATGACAAAGAAATCCAAGCCATCTTCGACATCGTTGATCTATTGGCTGACCAGGACTACGACCCCATAGAAGGTAGTCAGGTGCTAGCAGGGGCCTTGATTAAGGTGCTCAGCATGATCGAGTATGGCGATGACGCTATGAACCTGTTAGAGAGATATAAGATAAGCATGACCCGCAGCTTGCAAGAATATTACATCAAAGAGAAAGTGCCATGACATTGGAATACGGTGAGCGAATAGACTACTACCGCATTAAGGGCGAGGGGCGGAAGCAACGCAAGGTACGCAGCGACCGAAAGCTGCCCTCCTTTGAGGTTCTACTTGAGCTACTTGCTCCACCCAATCGGTTGACCTTTAAGCAGGTCGCCCTTATCTATGATTGCTCTGCACCGGCTGTATTTTTTGCGCTTAACCCTGAGAAGCGATATACCAACAGCGCGAATTACCGTCGCCGCAGAAAGGCTCGTCTGACCAAATAGCTATAACCCGAAGGCCCCATTTCCGCTGGGTGGCCGTGCATCCAACTAAGTAGAGAGCGCTGATGCGGTGGGCCTTCGGGGGGAGCTTTTGCTCCCTGGGCATCTTCCGTCAAATCAGCGCGCCACGGCACCACAACAGGACAGGCTCATGCTAGCAACCGCACCAACTGACTTCCCAGTGCAAATCTACGATTTGCGCAAGCGACTGGGCATGACCCAGGAGCAGTTCGCGGCGGTGCTGGGCGTGACTTATGCGACCGTCAATGCCTGGGAAAATGGCAGGCACCGTCCGGGCCGCCAACTGTGGCGGCAGATCACAACCCTTGAGGAGGAGTCTCAGTGAAGAACTATACCGAAGCCGCAAACATGATCGAGAAAGCGCAAGCCCTGGTGAGCGAGGCTCTCCAGGAACAGCAAGATGTCTTTGATGACAAGAGCGAGAAGTGGCAAGAAAGCGATGTGGGCCAGGAGGCCCAGGAACGCCTGGACAAACTCCAGGAGATTATTGACGTGCTAGAGGCTGCTGTGAGCGACCTATCTGGTCTGGAAGGATAGCCAAAATGAAACAGAAGGGTATCGACATCGCCCTGTCCACACCAATGAACCTCAACGACCCCGCCGAGTTGGCGGCGTCCCTGCAAGAGCTAGCCTTCAATCTCAAGGCGCTTGAAGGCGACTACCACCGCGATGGGGTCTGGCTCGAACAGGTCTCCAAAGGCTTCGTGCTGGCCATGGCCGAGGCCAAGCGTGGCAATTGGTCGGTTGACGATCAGATCAGCGCGGCAGTCAACGCCTTCGGTCTGTTCCTAGCCCTGATGGTCGGGGCAGCCTGTGGTGACAAGGAAGACGCCACCACCGCAACATTAAACGTCTGCTCGCAACTGAGCAAAACCATCTTCAATCTGGTCCTGGAAAACCAACGAAATGCACTGCCCTGCGGAAAAGATGGCAGCGCCGAAAAAATTTACAAACATTGAGTTGCGCTTTGGTAGCTGTCATGCTACATAGCTTCGTCGCACCGTGGTGGTGCGACCCAAACATGGAGTCCTAAAATGGCAAGAAAGGCCAAAAATAAGGTTTCCAAGGCAGCCACAATCAGGCGCTTGGAGCAGCAAGTCTCGGAGCGATATTTCGAGGGCTTGCCGGTGGTTGACGCTAAAGACAACCTCCGAGTATTCGTTACTGCTGCGGACATCCGCAAGGCCAAGCCGCAAGACCCGGAGCACTGCGTCTATGCAGAGGCTTGCCGCCGTCTGTTCGGCGCGACCAAGATCGTCTTCCTTCGGACCAAGGCGTATGTAGACCTGCCAGACGAAACTGGTCGGCGCTTCGTCAATCGGTTCGAGATTGGCAGAGATGTCCGGGAGAAGATCATCCACTTCGACCAGACTGGCGAGGGTGCGGAAGGCGGCTTTTTGCTGTCCAGACCTGCCCCTAGCCAGAAGCTCGATGCTCAGCGTGAGTATGGGCGCAATTGGCGCAATGACACCGAGCGTCAGAGTAAGGGCCAGCGCGCCCAAATGTCTGGCGTCCGCGTCGTCTCTGCCACCCTGCATGGTGTCCGTGATGGACGCGGCATGGTGCAGTTCCGCAAGGAAGTGCCCGACGCCGGGTACGGTACATAAACCCCAGAGCATAATGGAGAAATATAATGTTTAAGCTAACCACAATCGTCAAGCCCGACCAGCTTGGCGTGGTTCTCCAGACCCTACATGAGTCTGGAATTGACCCATCCCAGGTCAGTATTGACCCAGCCGTAGGCCGTCCTCGGCCAGCACCACAGCGCCAGCCATCCCTTATCAAGGGAACGGCAGTACGCAAGGAAAGGCGTGGGAACAAGCCGGGACGTAAGCGTGACGGCTCGATTCAGCGCAAGGCGGTTGCCGTCCTTAACAGTTTCGGCGCAGGGCCTATTGCCCTGACCGACATCATGTCAAAGGCTATGGCAGAAGGTATTGTAGCACCGACCATTTTCCGTGCCATCAAGCTGGAAATTGCCGCTGGCAACCTGCGGAAACTCGGCAGGGGTCAGTACCAGCGGACAGGTGCAGCCTTTGCTGAAAGCCTGGGTGTTGCCCAGAGCGGGTAAAGGGAAGGGGGCTGGCTTACCGGGCCAGCCCCCCCAACCCGATGGAGGGTACTCACACGAATTGACCATAGGAGTCCTATTCAGGCCAACCCGTTCGCTTGCATAACACCATCCGCCTATAAAATCAATGACGGAGGCCAGTTTTGTCCAAACAAACCGCTGGAGAGCGAATGAGGGCGATGCGGCTGAGGCTAGGGCTGACCGAGGTAGAGCTAGCCACCGCGATGGGGTACAAGGGCAAGCCCGTGAGCCTAGAGGCTCAGATAAGACGCTGGGAGCTAGGTTATAGGGCTATCCCACCCCAGGAAGAACGGCTGATGTTAATGTTTGACGCTTATGGTATCCCGAAGGGATGGAGAAATGGCAAGACCGTTTAACCCAAAGCCAAAATGCCCAAAGTGTGGGTCTGGCGACATCAGCCTGCGCTACCGTTTAGCCGTAGACGCAGACTTAGATGAAATGAAACACACCTGCAATACTTGTGAGTATTTCTGGTTTACCGACTGCGCCGATGCAGCAGATGAAGTTGCCGCCCTAGAACTGGAGTCTACTCAATGAAGGGACCGCTAGACTGGGCGCTGTTTGGCTTAAACCTAGTATTTGGAATGCTTAACACCTACGACGCTTTTTTTGGTGAGTCTAGCTGGCCAGCCCTCAACGGATTCGCTGGCGGTCTCGGTCTAACAAGCGCGTGTTGGTTCTGGCTTAACAGGACTACTTCCGCCTTGTACCAGGAGATTATAGAATCTCTGATGGGGCGCAAATGGCCGTCATAATGCAAGTGCTAGCCATCAGCGATGGTATGGGTAGCCATACAGACCTAACCGAGATTAGCCGTGAGCCAGCCTATGTCGAGAATTTCGACATTGAGGCTAACCATGGCCGGGGCGCTGTGATGTGGACTAGGCACGCCCATGAAGCCTATACGTGGCCTTCCGCTAAGGAAGCCCTCGAAGACTGGAACCGCCAGTCAGAGACGCTCCCGCTGCGTCCAGACGGCCGTCCTAACAAGCCCATGACAGCAATGACTATCGCTATCGTTTCCGCCCCGAAGGACGCTTCATCGTAGTCTTGTTGCCACGAAAGCTAGACATCGGATTCTTGGCGAAGGAATACTTGCCGCTCTTACGCCCAGGCTTCTTGCCTTCGGCCTCAACAGTGGCCTTGGATTCCTTAACCTTCTTGGCTAGATACTTGCGAACTTTTGGCATTTACCGATCCGCGCGCCAGTTCTCCATGGCCTCCAGAACGCCTAACAGGCGATAGGCAATCTCCTCAGTGCGGTTCAGGCCAGCCCGGTAGTTCGTCACATGGAAACAATCTGCTTCCTCGGAGACTAGGGTGACATAGCACTTGGAAATGGTGCCCATCGTCTTGATGTCATTGGCAATAAATGGGATTAGCTGGTCTGGCGTGATGTCTGTAGCAGACAGCTTTTCTGGCACACGGGCCAGCCGCTCCTGGCCGAAGTTGACCACATTAGTCGGCTCTGGACCTTGGGCTGTAGCCCCAGCAGTGAGACCACCCATCTCAGCTAGACCACCTTCAAACACCGCAAGGTCAAGCGCGTCGATAGACTTCTGCAAATCATCCTTAAAGGCCATTGTCACCCCCTCGGCACAGGCTACCGCCATTCCGCAGAAAACGCTTTTCTGCGTGGTAGGCCCTAGATGGCCGTGGGGGCTTAACCCGATGGATAATCGCCCCCACATCCGAGACGCTGACCGCGACCTGACGGCCCGTCCCCAACATTTTGTCTAACTCTACCATAAGTTTACCGCCCTTGTCAACACTTTTTATCTCAGCCAGGAAGCCAAATAACGGGCTGGTTTCCTTGAACTTGATAAGGTCTCCGTGACGGCCAGGGAAGCCTGTATTTGGTTTTTCTTGGTGGACCTCACCAGAATCGTCGGCTCTACCCCTCAATTCTCCGATGATACAGGGCGGGATTTGTAGGGCCTCTATGCCGCAATAAACAACCGTGGAGACCCCAATGGTGCAGTTGATGTTATAGATCGAATGCTTCGGGTTCGTCCCAGGGATTCCCACAAAAAGATACCTCGTCAGATACGGCTTCCGCAAGCAACGGGGCTTGGTTTTCTTGGGGTTGGTCCACTCCGTGTAGTGCGGGTAGAAAGTCTGATACCCTTGAAAACGCAGATTTTTTTGGGCTAGCTCCTCTTTTCGGGCCTTCGTCATCACCGCATACCAGCGCATTGCGTTCCCTCTCCGCTTTGATTTCGGCATAAGTCCGTTTTGGGCCATCAAGCACTTGATATTGCTTGGTTTGCTCCTCGTCAAGCCAGCGGTCCTGGTTGAGCCAAGTCGCGGCCATGGCGGTGTATTGCTTGTCCTCGCCACGGCGCTTTTCGGCGTATTTCCGCGCTGCGGCCAAGATCGGCTCGACTTCGCCACGCTTGAGCGCCGAGCGGAATGCCCGCTGCGCGGCACCCTTGGCCTCCCGGCGTGGGTAAATTTGCCAGAAGCGATTGAATTCCAGATCGGTGGTTGGAGTTTTTACGGGTTTCCCCCTTTCCCCCCGTACCCCCCTATCCCCTTTCCCAGGTTTATAATCTATATATTGTCCAGATACGGATGTAACTAACTGATTCTCTTGGGTGTTTTTACCACCAAAATCAGTGGTTGGTTCCGTCGCTGGTTTATGCACTCCAATTTCGGCCTCAAGCTCTTGAATTAACTCAAGAATCTGCTCTGGTGTGGCCCCCAGGCGAGTCAAATGCTTCACAGCCACAGAAATTACCCCCATTGATCCCCCCCCTACGCCACGGATATGGTTATCCTGGCCCCCTCAAATCCATCGACATCTGTAGTCACTGTGAAGCGCTTAATGATCTTGTTGCTATCGTCTTGGATAATGTCGTTCTTTACAAGTAAATCCATGACTGCCTTGACACGATTATCAGGGTCATATGGTCGTTTGTAAGGTGAGTTAAGCTCAATGTCAATAATAACTTGGCCTAATATAGGTTTGGCTTGTTGAGCCATAAGCTCTTTGGCAGCAGATTCAGCCCATAGTCTGGCTTGTCTGGAGAGGATGTTGCGTCCCCGGAATGCCCGCCACAACGAATTGGTGGATGGTGGCCAACTGATTAGGTAAGTGGCCATTAGCCACGCACCCAAAGGAAGCCAGGATGGCCCTTGGCACGCATTTCTGTGTGCATCTGTTTTAAGTGTTGGTGAATAATCTTTGGGTCTCGCCCAAAGACACGAGCAAGCTGTGGCAGCGAAGCTCCAAGCTTAGTGTAACAAATGTGGTAGGCTTCGCGGCGAGCGTTTACGAATTTTTCTTGCTTGTTGCGACTGAGAAGCTCGTCAAATGTCAGGCGGTGCCGCTGGGCAACAGCCTGGGCCATTTCCTTGATGGAGGCTTTGTTTGGACGTTCTAGGAGGGCAGCAACCGGGTCTTGTTTGTCTGGGTCTACTTGGTAGCCAGCCCGGATATAGGCTTGCCGTTCGCGCTCTGTGCCCTCACGGCACTTGCGCCGGATGTCTTCTGCATCCCAATCTAGGTCGAGAGCCTCACCGCCGCTGTACCAGATTTCCCCGATGATTTCCGGGCAGGATTCAAGCCGATAGCCCCCCATTTGCTCTCCCCCATGAGCTAAGCCGAGCAGCCACCCTACAAAATTTCCACTTGCTTGTCAAGCCCGCATAGGCTATGGTCCTGAATCGGGGGGTGGGGGATATGGGGAATCCGTTTGAGGCGCATGGTATCGACCATTTGAGTGCCAGCGCCCTAAATTACTATGCCGAGCAACCTGCCTTTTGGGCGGCTAAGTATTTGTTTGGGTTAAAAGAATCTACGCCGATGATGTGGCGGGGGCTTGCAGTGGAGGCTGGCCTTGATTCCTGGCTATACAAACGTGACACCGAGGCTGCTTATGTGGCCGCTCTTGGTCGGTTTGAACTCGATGCAATGGGCGATCTTGATGATGCGGTTGACCGAGAGCGGTCTAAAATATGCCCAATGCTGGACCAAGCCGTCCGCCTTATGGGGAACAAGCCTTCTCCCAACGCAAGACAGCTTAAAATTGAGTTCTGGTTCGATGGAATTGAAGTGCCTGTGGTGGGGTACACCGACTATGAGTGGGCAGAGTTCGGAACAGACCTAAAAACGGCCAACCGGATGCCGAGCGAGATACCCGGTAGACACGCCCGCCAGATTAGTCTATATCAAGCGGCAAGGGGGAAACCCTATGATCTGCTTTACGTCACCGAGAAGAAGGCTGCGATTCGCAACTTGTCAGTGGATGAATCTGCCTTACATCTTAAGAGGTTAGAGTGGCACGCGCACACCATGCGGCGTGCCCTTGCCGTATTTAGGGACAAGCACGAGCTAGCGCAAATCTTCATACCCGATTTAGACCACTTCTACTGGAAGAGTCAGGAGGCGCAGCAGATGGCTGCGGAAATTTGGCCGAGAGGGTAAATAATGATTGTCAGGATGGTGGGCCAAAGAAATTCTAGGCTCCTGTCCGAGGAGAGCCTCGCCCTACAGGCTGTCTAGGCGGATCGGCGTAGGGATCGTAAGCCGTGAAGCCACAATTAAAGGAGTCAGCCATGAGTGACCGCAAGGTGGGCCAAGTGGCCAAACTGCTGATTGACGCCAGGAAACTGGTGGAAACTCCAGAATGCTGGGCCAAGGGCACATACATGGACAGGAGCAGGAAACAGTTTTGCGTTGTGGGAGCCGTGAGTATGGTTGCCAGTCGTGGCATGCCGGCATTATGGTCATCGGATAGCTACTGGATGTTACAGGCGAGGTCGTTCCTTCAGGATGCCTGTGGCGATGTAGACATCGAGGGTTGGAATGATAACCCTGACACCGGCCATGCAGACGTGCTGCTGGTATTTGACAAAGCGATCAGTATGGCTTTGGCGAGGGGGATATAATGCCAGTAGCAAATATAACGGTGGCTTTTGTTAACCCACCGAAGACACCAGGCTCCAAAAAGGGCAGCATTAAGGGCGAAGACGGCGTTTATTATGGCGTCTGGGCCGACAAGCTGTATCAGTTTCAGAAGGGCGGTCGTTACAGCATCGAGTACGACACCGAGACCGATAGCCAGAACCGTCAGTGGAACACTGTTAAGCGTGTTATCACGAATGGTACTGGTCAAAGCCCGCTACCAGGGCAAGCCGCCGCTACTCGACCGGGCACCACCCATGGCCAGCCCGCGAGGGCCGAAGAAATGTTCGTCATGGGACTGATGAATAGGTCTTACCAGGGCACCGGCATAGTGCCGCTCGAAGATGTTGCCTACGAGCAAATTTTGGGCTTGCGCGCTGCCTGGAATAGGGCTATGAATGCTCCATTAGGCCCGACATCCCGCCCACAGCCAATCCAACCGGATGAAGCCTCGGACGAGATTCCATTCTAGGACTACCCGTAGAGGAGACCGTCAATGTTGACAGTTATTGATCGTGCTGAACGGCTAGCAGAGGCTAAGCCTGTAGAGGGACCGCGCAAGTTTGCGACCCTCGACATGCTTCGCTGGCGCAATGAGAGGGGCGAGCCTAGCTTGGTCCTCCTCAATGTCGATAGCCTGGAATTCCATATCAGTGTCAAGTCTAAGGTCCGCGATAACCGCGCCGTCACTGAGCTTGCCATTGACATTCCGAAGGGTGAGTTGCGGGAATGCTATCGTGACGTGATTGAGAACCTCAAGCTCGCGTCAATCCTTGATGGCAAGCCGCACACGATTGCCTGCACCTATGCCGGTGGCATTCCTGCCAGCACGATGGAGAAGATCGAGAAGGCAAAGAAGAAGTTTGCCAGTGTCCATGTCGCTGCGCCGGGTAAGAACTTTAAGCACAGTAGCGACGAGGATACCCATGCCAACTACGACGACCCTCTGGTGGTTGGCTGGGATGGCTACGACTTGTGGCTGATTGATCGCTTTGATCTGGCACCCCTGGAGAAGCTGCTGGCTACTGAGTTTACTGAGTAACTTGTAAGGGCCGGTTCGTAGTGGCAAAAGCAAAGTATGGGGGGCCTTCCGAAAGGGAGGCCCCTTCTTCTTCCCCGGAAGGGGAGGAGAAGAAAAAGGTTTACTTGCTGGAAACCAAGAGTGGCTCCCAGAGGAAGTTAACCGTGCCGAGGGACTGGAAGGTCACATTTGGCCCAACGGTTCCGTTTGAGCGCAAAAACAGTGGTCGGTACGACGAGTGTTGGGCGCTGCGCCTCTATGAAGGCGACAAGTTGCGAGCAGTGCTGACTGACGTGCGGAATTTCCGTGATCTGGATATTGAAGTCTTGGAGAAGCGCATTAGCTCTAAGCGACAGGTAATTGAAAAGGCCAGCAAGAAGGGTGGCAAGACCGTTGTTGCCGAGGCCAAGATTGAGAAGTGGGTTGATCCTGACGACCCAGAAGAAGCCGGGACTACGCCGGAAGAATATTTGAGGCTGGCATACGACCCAGAGAAGGACGAGAACAAAGACCTCGAATGGTAAAGTGGCAATTACATCTGATTATCAATTTACTCCGCGCATCACGATTTTTTCCAGGAGCCGCATGGACAGGGGCAGCAAGAAGCTGCGCATCCTGGACATGATTTTGCGCAGCCCTCGCGGCGTCACCGCCGACGAGTTGGAGTTGCGCACAGGCTATAAGGCATCTACGGTTAGCTCGACATTGTGCGGCATGGTGAAGGACAAAATGATCGTCTACACCAACGAGACGCGCAAGACGCGCTCAGGGCGGGACGCAAGGGTCTATGTCAGGAGAAAAAGATAGGCCGTGGCACGGAGCCTTGCTCAGGTTCGTGGAGAACGAGTGGCAGCGAGGAATGCTCGTTAAGTTTATCAACGAGCAAGCCATGCCGTTTATCGCCACCCTTACCAAGGGCAACAAGCGGACCATAGAGCAGAACCGGCTCCAGCGCCTGTGGTGTCGGGAGGTCTCCGAGCAGACCGGGCAGACGCCAGAAGAAGTCAGGGGCTACTGCAAACTGACCATTGGCGTGCCAATATTGCGCTCTGAGTCCGACTCCTTCCGCGAGAAATATGATCGCATTTTGAAGACGCTTGATTATGAGCAGAAGATTGAGTTAATGATGGAGCCGCTTGATCTGCCAGTCACCAGGATTATGACCACTAAGCAGAAGGCGGCATACCTGGATGCCGTCTATAAGTATTTCACAGAGAAGGGCATAGTGCTGACTGTGCCGGATAGCGATGGGTAATAGGCTTTGCCAGGACTGTACGGCTGTGCTGCCGCCCTATAAAGGGAGGGGGGCGCACCAGAAGCGCTGTGATGAATGCAAGAAGGCAAACCGGAGCGCCTACGACAAAGAGCGCTGGGTGAATAACCACGAATACCGCGCCAGACATACAGCATTAAGTAATGCCTGGAAGCAGCGCAATAAAGAGCGCGTTCGGCATAATAAGCACGAATGGAGAAAGCGCACGAATGCTTGGCAACGACGCGGCAAGCCGCTCAAGATGGCCCAGGAGGAGTCGCGGGAAACCGGCGTCCCGGTCGAGCTTGTCTTAAAGCTGTGGGGCTTTGAGAATGGAGGGCTGCTTGGCAAGAGAAACGCCAGAATGGGTGGGCAAAACAGAAGACTCAGCGATCCCGGAGCGGGTGAAAAAAAGAGTCTTTGCGAAGTTTAGCTGGACTTGTCAGCGGTGCTTCCGCGACCCATCTTTATACAAAGAATTACAGTGTGACCACACTATAGCCTTGGTGAATTGGAATGGCCCAGAACCACATGGCAATCGAGAGACTAATCTCAGGCCGTTATGCGAACTATGTCACCCAGATAAGACATGCGAAGACGTGGCTGAAAAAGCTAGGACAGCCAGACGTGTCGAAATGCGCCCAGCTTATAAGAGGGCAAAGAAGCGTTCTGGTTTCCAGAGTCCCAACAAGGGTAAATGGCGGTATAATTGGTCTAAGCGAAGGTATGAGCCTGTAGAGCCATGACCCACGACAGCGAGACGTTAAGTGTGGAGGAGTTGGACTATTTGGAGAGGCGTCTTGTTGGGCAAGACACAACGCCATTCGCGCAGAAGATTAGTGCTGTGTTCTCCGCCGCCCGCCGTAGCCTATTAGCCGAGCAAGCCGCCATCCAGCAATCCGACGCTGAATTAAAGGCGACGATGCCTAGGCTGAATGATGGCTGCCCGAGCGGGGAGGAACAACAGGAGAGAGAAGATGGACTGGAGGTGATGCCGCCTGACCAAGACGATAATTCAAGACGACCTGTAGCGCAGCCGTCACAGGATAAGTGCGACCCTGTGACGGCTACCGGCTCCCTATCGGGAGGGGAAGGCTTCGCTGGATTGCCAGAACGCTACCAGCCGAAAACGGTCTATGAGCCGCCGTCATCTCTCCCGGCTCAGCCTGGGGGAGAGGAATGTGGGCATTACTACGCCCAAGATGGGGTCTGTATCTACTGCCACGCAACCAAGCCCTCCCCCTCCACCGGGGACAGTGCGCTGGTGAAGCGGTTGAAGAGGGCCGTCAAGCGACGTGACCCAGACGACAAAGATGGCCCCGGCGAATGTTGCTACGCGCCTTATGTCTGCATTGCGCCAGAGACGCTAGAAGAATCCGCCGCCGCCATCGAGCGGCTTGAGCGTGCGGCTCTAGCGAATGTAATACTCCAATCCACCATCGCCTCCCAAGCGGAGGAGATAGCCAAATTGCGAGAGGCGCTAGAGAAAATAGAAGCGCGCAAGAACGACACCGAACATACTCCGGCTGACCTGCTGCGCCTCTGCATCCTAGACGCCCGCTCCGCCTTAGCTAGCAGGACCGACGAGGCATAAACTGGATAACATTGGCTGGCCATTCCGGCTTGTCTGGTGACAAGGAATCTGCCAAGTCGCGCAACCTGATGGCGGAGTTGATGTAGTGGTCTATTGCGATGCCCTCCCCGGCTAGATCGGCAGCCGCGCAAAGCGTCTTAGCAGCGCGCAGGATGTCACGCACGGCCATGGTTACAGCGTCTTGTTCGTTCTCTGGAAGCCAGACTTCACCCTTGTTCTCCATTGCAGCAGCCCGCCGTGATTTGCTTGCAGCACTCGGTTCGGTAATGCCCATGCTCTTGAACCTCTCGGTAATCCTGGCAACCACAGAAAGGACACCTACTGGGGAGTAGCTCAGTGGTAGAGCAGGAAGCTGTTAACTTCTTGGTCGTAGGTTCGAGTCCTACCTCTCCAGCCACTATCTCGCCAGTCCCATCATCGCACATATTGTTATCCCCGCCGCACAGAACCAATATCCAGCAGCCCAAAAGTTACCAAGAGAGGCCAGCCAAACACAGTTGGCCAGATACATGCCAAGAATAGCTATGGTGAAATACCATTGGCTCATGCCCCAAGCTCCTTGGCCAGCGCCAGGAGCCGCTTGGTTAGCTGTTGAAGCTCTACCAGCATCTGCTCCTTCTTGAGTTCTAGGCCATCCTTGCGAGAGCCGTCTGGGTTGAGCCAGCGCTTATGCACTAGCATCCCATCGACCACGCCATAGTCTCGCGGTCGCCCGTCATCATCCTGTCCTGGCGGCCTCATACCAGTTCAGCCCTCGCTAGTTTGTCGGCATAGTTACTTCTGCACCACCTACCGCAGTCCTGGCACTGGTATTGCTGGTAGCGCCTGGACTTAGCCACCCGATAGCCCTGCTTGGTTAGGCGGCCACTGCCGCAGCTTTGACAGCTATCCGCTGCGTCGGGGACAAATAGCACACGATTAGGCTCCTCCTTCGCCAGGGGTCTAAGTTTTACGAAGACCTCCTCCAGCACCAGCACGTCTTGGCGACAGTGCTCCACGATGTATTCCAGGGCGTCCTTGGAGCCATGTGCGGCCTGAATCCAATCGTCAGGCTTGAGCGGCGTTTTGGCCGCAGTGCAGCCCAGGAAGTCCTGGAGCACGGCCAAGCGGTTAGAGTGGAGCTTAAGCTCGCGCCGCGCGACCCACCATGTGTCGATGTGAGGTTTTGGAGGAAGGGGAGGAAGTCCCCATTTGAGGAGCTTGGTTCGGATCATTGGCAGATCGAACCGGGACGAGTAGTGGCCTACTGAGTAGTCGCAGTGGTTGTAGACCTTAGCGAAGCGCTCTACTAGGCGCTTGTCGTCCAGCATGGAGGCCCGTTTTCGCCCATCCAGGATGGTGGGGACATGGACCTCTGGGTCGCTGAGGAATTTGTAACCGATACAAAGGATTGTGCCAAAAGTGGCGTTTAGCCCGGTACTCTCGATGTCGAAAAACAGAATCTTCGGTTCACCATTTGTTCCCGCCATGTCCCCCCTCATAAATGGACCCCCTGAGACTGCGCAGCCCCAGGGGGTTATTACAGGCGCACCCAGTTTCAGTGGGCTGTCGGCCTAACCATACCGACAAACGCCCCGCCAACGGTTAGGACGCTGACGGTTAGCAGCCTGAATTCGATCACTATATCACAGAATCGACCTCGCAGACAACAGTTTCCCTATGCCCGCAGTCTGGGAGCTTGTAGCCCACGATCTGGCCGGTTTGGCTATCGACAATGGGTGTTGGGCAGCCGACACGCCACACCCGCCATGGCCCGTTCCGGTGGTTATCGTCCCAGTCCATGGACAGGCGGATGCCAGCCCTGGCACACTGGCTATAGTCCATAAAGTTAGGCCGTAACGGGAATGCCGGGTCATCTGATTCGCTCAGCTTCTGCCCTTCGGCTGGGTCATATAGCTGAACCTCATGGCGGCGACAGACCATCATCGAGTTCTCGGTGGCCCAGGTCCGGTTTTCCCAATGTGTAAAGTCGGCGTTCTGGTCTGGTGGACCAGCAATAACCGTCTTACAGACGATCAGCACGAGAATTGGCGGTATACTTATGCTCATAATGGTCTCCCCCATCTACTCCAGGCACTCCAAGCCCTGGAGAGGGCTGCTCTACGAACGTATAGTATTCCATGCCTAGCCTGCGTCCTTGCAAGTTCTTGATTTTGAGGGGAAATCCCACGTCTTCTAGGAGAGAGCGCATCTGCGAAATCAGGACGATAGTGCTTTTTCTGCTCCTGTTTGGGCAGTATGAGTCCAAGCAAATTGGTCCACGCAGCAAGTCTAGGAAGATTTCTCTGTGGGATGGCGTAAGCGGAAGCGTAATCCCCTCCCACTTAATCTCGACAATCCCAGGGACAAGCTTTAGATTATACTTGTCAGTCCAAGAATGATTAGCCACCCCACCCCCACGACTAGCACCACACGGCCCACCCAAAGCGCAGTCTTCCAGACGCTAGGTGGGGAATGTGGTGAAATTATGGGGGTGGGCCAGTCTTGCATTTAGGCAAACCGCTTAAGCAAATCGGTCAACGGCCCCAAGTCAATGTTCTTGCGTTCACGCATAAAGGCCCCAATCACTATGGGAACAGCAGCCTTCTCCTTGTCCGTCAGTCTAGCGCCGATCAAGAAGGTAGCCATTTCAATCAAGGCGGCATACTCCTGGGTAAGCTCGCCCTGGCTCTTTTCTCGCTTTTCCTGGTAGTGATTGGGGAATTCCATTATTTGTATTCCTTGAGTTTTTTGATGTTGACAGACTCAGCCCAGACACAGACCCCGCTCACCTTTGGACAGGAAGCGGTTTGCTCCGTGGCATTCATGGCAAGGCGGCTCTTATAGACGTTGCAGATTGCCTTGGCGGCAACTTCTGCGGCCACACCAGCAAGTGGCTGACCAGTAGCAACAAGAGCAGTAGTGCTGGCCACGCTGGGCAAGACACCGCAAAGGCCGTTCGCCGCCGCCCTGATGGCGTCAACGTGAGAGCCTTGGCAGCCTGCGAGGGTGGCAGCTAGCGCCACCACCCCCACCAGGACTAGGTTACTTCTTCGCAGCATCAATCTTCTCGGCCACAAAGTAGCCGCCGAATGCGAATGCGAGGATTTCCCATTTCTCGCCCAGTAGCTTCATAAGCTCGGTGAGGTTCATCTCACCGGAACCCCACTGGACAAATGCTACGACAACAGCGGAGAGTGCAACGCCGAAGGCAGCCCACTGCGTGCGCTTGCCTTGCGGAATCCAGCCCCCCATAAAGAGCTTCATCAGTCTATCCATTATGCTTCCCCCGTATACAGGTTTTGGTTGGCCCTCAACCGCAAGGGCCTCTAATTCACCCACGCTCAACCCATCAAAGGGTAGGGTGCGGGACAGCGACGGCGGCTGTCGTTCGCAAGTCATAGTTTTAGTCCGGTGCATGCACTCTTACCGAGAAGAACTCGATAGAATATCCATCGACACCATAGGTAGAAACGGCTAGTTTTTGGGTATTTTAGATAGACTTCAATGAGCGGGCCATACATCTGACCCTCCATATTACATGAGTGCTTTAGCGAATTTCAGCCTCACGTCATACCCATCGCACTTCTCAGAGACATTAAATACTTCGTCCCAAGTCGTGGCTGCTTTGGCTCTGGAAGAAATGTAGCCAGCAGGCCGCTCGTACCACACCATGGCGGCATTGGCCTGTTCTACAGTCTGCGCCCGTTGGAGCCACTTCCACGCCAGCTTCTCGCTGGTCTTTAGTTCAAGCGGGCACCATAGGACTTGAGTTTCAAAGTCGTCCCATGACGTGCCGCGTTCGGCTGCAAACGACAAGAAATTGTCGTAGCGGTCGTTTCTGAGTTGCCAGATGCCAAAGGCAGTAGGTTTGGCTCCTTCGACACCCTTCTTGGACGGCTTGCCGTGAAGGAACCAGTCACCCTGCGCCCAAGGCCGTAGGTCTGGGTAAGATTCTCGCTGTGCTTGGGCGACAGCCCCAGCAGCCCAGTGTTTGGGCCAGAGCGCTACAGTTTGTAGCAGGCGCATAGCCTTGGCCGGATTAGGCTCAGGCTGGCCTGGAGCCACTATGGGGATCACAGGCGGTGATTGTGAGAGCGCTACATTTGGGATGGCTGGGATTGGCAGCGGGTCAGGCTGCACCGGCACCGGCTCAGGCTTGGTCGTCTTACGCAACTGCTCCATGACCCAGGGACCGACGAGGCCGCTTGGAGAGACCCGTAAGTCCACCTGGAGGGCCACGATAGCGGCATAGGTCTCAGCCCCCATGATGCCGTCAGCGCCCCATTTTGGCAGCTTGTAGCCATGCACAAGGAGCCGCTCCTGAATCTCCTTGACAGGGAACATCTGTTTTGGGATTTTAACTGGGGCCGTGACCTTGACCTCCGGTCCTGCGGGAGGTTTAAGGTCTTCACCCTTTCTCCCTTGAGCCTCCCGCACCAAATCAAGGAGCCAGGGCTTTTTGACCAGTTTGCCGGGGCAATCGTGGGTAGTTCTGGGGTCTTCCTTATGCAGCTTAAGGCCGACATTATCTATTGGTATGTTAAGCCATTCAGACAATTCAGCAAATACCCAGGCTGCTGTTTTCCAGGCAACTAGGCCATCACCCAGGAGAGGATTATGGGTTCCATCGTAATCACCCTCGACCTCGACACCGAGACCTTTTCCATTGAAGCCAGGGGAATTGGTGCCAGCATATGCCAGGGGAGTTCCGACATATACACGGTCATAAATAGCAATGAGGTTAGGGCCTGTCGGCCACCCCTTGGTCTTATAGTAATGAGCGAGATTGATGACCCGCTGGGCGGGCGTTACAGGTGGCTTAATATACGGGGCAGCGGTATTATGCGCGACAAAAAACTGGACCCAAGTAGGTCTGTTTTGGGTTCTTAAGAATGCACGAAACTCCTCGCGCGTGTAACCACGCCCGGTAAACCCCCCCCGCCAAACCATTTATTCCCCCTTTTTTGGCTCCGGTAGAAGCCTATGTTTTGCTAGTAGCGTTGTAGGTTCGCTGATCTGGTCTATCCAGCATTTGACAGTGTTGGGCCAGTTTTGAACAGTGCCGTCCATTGCTACTCTCAGGCGTAGATTTGCTGACTTTAGTTTGTCCAGCACGTTAGTTAACTTCTGGTCCGCCATTTCGTCCATAGGTTTGACGCCTAGTGCGTTCCTCTATCAACAGAGCAAGTCTTTCGGTTACTTTAGTATTATCAACGATAGCCTCATGGTAAGAATCAATAATCTTCTCTAGTGTTTCTTTGTCTTCATGCGGTCTGTTCAGCAACTTGGTAACTAAGAAAAAAGCGAGAATGGCCCACGGTCCATGAGTGGCTATTTGGGTTAACGCTTCCTTTAACCACTCGGTATCCATTTTGGTTCCCTGTTTGTTCTGCTCCCGTTGAAGGCCGATTCAGCCATTAAGCTTAAGCCAGATCGCCAAACACCACAAAATTGAAGCTATCTGGGTCTGCGTCTGCATTGGTGTGGTCTCTAATTTTGATGGCGAATGTGGTAGTTGTCCTGGTGTGCGGCATACAACTATTTGTTTTATTTGCGCCAGTGCTGGCCGAAGCTACAACACAGTAGTTTGCATTGCCCATAGTAACCGATAGATTGACAGTAAAATCCCCCTCACTGTCATCCGTGATCGAGGTAACGCCATAGCTATCGGCAAGGGTCGGGGTTCCTCCTGAAATGGTCACATAGCCCCACGCCTTGGCCACCGCCTGATGCTTACCCATGGCGCTGACCGGAGCCACGCGCGCCGTGTCGGAACCTGTCGCTACCTCGGCATCAGTTGCCAGTTCCACCACGCCAGTTGCGGTAGCGGAAGCAGCCTGCTTAATGTTGGTGAAGGCGGTGGCAGCGCTGGCAACGTCTGAGAGGTTGTTGGCCACCTGCGCAAAGGCAGCACTGCTCAGCCCATCCAGCAGGTCGGCATCGAGGCCCGAACCAGCACCATCCACCGTCTTGATCTTGGTGAGCACATCGGCAGCGGTGTAGGTATCGGCTGTAGCCTGTGCGGCGGCAGCGGCAGCCTCCACCGTGTTCATGTCGCTCTCTGCCAAAGCAATGGCTGCGGCAACATTATCGTCAATCGAATCAAGCGCAGTCTTGAGCGGATCGGATAACTTGGTCTTGATCTTGGCCCAAGTAACCTGATTGTCTGACCCGGTAGAGCCATCGTCTGGTGGCGGCGAAGAATTGTAGCCGCTAACCGTTACCTGCGTGTAGGATACTGTCATCCCCCTGTGCCCCCTCGTCCATAATCATTTTTAGAATGCGTGGATTCTTGCCAATAGTCCTGATGCCCCGATCAACTGCCGCCAAGTCGTCCGACATAATATCTCTAGCCAGACGGTCGATCACGCTAGGATGGATGTTGTAACCCATCTTCTGGGCCTGTTCGGATAAGGCGGCCTTAAACTGGGCAGCGCCCTCGACAGCATCACTGACCTTGCCAGCCTGCTGTGCGGCCAAGCCTATGCCGCGATAGGAGATGCCCCGATTATTCAGGAACCTCTGAGTGACCATCGCTGGTCTGGCAATGGTGGCTCCAACTTGTCCAGCGCGGTATGCGGTCTCACCCATGATCCTGGGCGAATACATAGCCAGGATAGCCAGGAACTTGGGGTTCACCACACCAGACAGCGCCGCGCCACCACCCATGAGGAGGCCAAATTGAGCGCCGGGACCAGACTTGAGCACCGGCCTGAGCGCTTGGCCAGCCAGTTGGTGCATCAAAGTTTCGGAGCCATTGTCTATCAATGCCTGCACCAAATTGGCGCGAGCACCGTAGTTGGTAAAGGCCGTATCCCGCATGACCGATTGTAGCTTGCGCAATGCGGTATCTACTGTGGCTGTGTCACCAAGCGATAGCGTGCGTGTAATCTCGTCAATTAGGTCAGTGGCCTCGTCATACGCCTTCATGACTTCGGCATAAGTCTTGCCACCCCTGGTGCCACCAGTAATGGTGCGGCCAGCACTGGCATCAACAATAGCCTTGCGCACGCCATGATAGAGAGTGTCGGCAGCCGTCCGCTGGGGCGTGCCAGCTTTGGCGTTGAGGCGGATTTCATTAAGCCGCTTCTTAAGACCGTCAAAGCCGCCCATGGTGCGGTAGTCGGTGTCTCGCCTAGAATACCGCTTCCACAGGTTAACTGATTTCACCATTTCACCGACAATGTTGGAGCTTTTGGTGGATGTGGACAGGGCCTTAAACTTCCTAATCCCAACCGCGCTCCGGATGGCCCGATCAATTTCGGTCCATGGCAGTGGGGTGCGATCAGCCAGGATTTGCCGCATACCGTCCTGATACTCCAGTCGGCGGTCACGCTTAATGCTCGCTAGCGAACCGCGAGCCTCAAACACAGAAGTCTCTGGGTCCATCTTGCCGGTAATGTGGCCACGGAAGTCTTTGGCAACCTTCTTGTTGCCGCCAACAGATTCAAAGCCTGCGCCAGCAGCGTAGTCGATTGCGCGCTTGCCAGCGCCGGTAGTGGCACCAACAACACCTGGGACGGCCCAAGCTGCGGCTTTACCTACCTTTTTGACGGCCTGCTCTGGCACCGTGCCCATGAGTGGGTCGATGTGCTTGCCCATCTTCTGGGCTGCGGCTCCGACCTTACCAGCCACACCAGGAAGCCGTGCTGCCGCTGCACCGCCGCCAGTTAAGAAGGCGGTTAGATCACCAACTGCGCCAGCAGGGTCGTTGATGACGGTTTTCTTGGCGTTCTCCAGACTGCCGTAGCGCTGGGCATAGAAGTCCGCTATGCCAGAAAAACCGGCATTGTAAAGGTTGGTGGCAATGTCATCCCAATTCCAAGGAGCAAGGGCAGATGCCGTGTCACCTGCAAGCTTACCCAACGATGGCAAGATATTGCCGGGGAGGTCAGACCATTCAGTGTCCTCTCCCTCTTTGGCGGGCACAGCATATTTGGACCACGGCCCAGCCGGGGCTGCCGTAGACTGCTGTGTTTGATACTTCTCCCAAGGAGCCATTACTGGACCTTCTCCCAAGAATTCGGATCAGCGGGGTCGCCGCCTTTGAAGCGATAGCCGTCCTCCACCGTACCGGGTTCTGGAGCAGCCGGGGCGGCAGTAGCCGCAGACCCCATATTAGCCCCTTCCGGTGCAGCGATAGCGGTGTCGCTATAAACCTCATCAAACGGCAAACCGGCAATCAGCATGGCCTCGTCGCGGGACATCCTATTCCCCCGCTTTGTCCGATAGAACTCCATGGCGCGACCGGCGAAGTCGTAAAGGCCCTTTATCTTTAGCGCTGCCGACTTGTCGTCATCATTTAGGTAGCTTGGCACGAACAAAGAAAACAACTGCTTGGACTCAGTATCGGGGGCTGCGGCACCCGTTAGGGCGTAAAAAGCGCCGCGAGCAACCTTAAGCGCCTGATCTTGCGCGCGTTGCAGTTCGGTTCCAACGGCCCTTCCTGGCAAGCCCATAGCCTGTAACGTGTTCCAGGTAGAGGGCTTACTAAGCAATTCCCTGGCTTTCATGCCGTCTTCGTTGATTGGTATGTCAAGTCCTTCAATACCGGACTGCAAGATGGCGAGTCGCCCCTCAGAACCAGATGCGAGCTTTTCTCCTTCACCACCTTTATCACCAAGGAAACGCCTAAACCATTCATCTTGCTCTGGGCTTAGCGTGCTGCCAGCGGGAGCGGCAGGAGCATTAGGCGCAGCCTGAGTTACCTGAACAGGAGCGTCCGGTGCCGCCGCTGCCGGGGCTGGAGCGGTTGGTGCCCCCGCTGTCGGCGCAGCAGTCTCAGCGAGCCAAGGTAGCGTGTTTGCTGCCGGGGCAGTTGTAGGCATTACGGCTTGTCCACCAGCAAGAACTGATGGCATCTGCTTAGCCGCGCCCAGTGCGCCACCAGCCTCACTAAGATGTTTGGCCATATTGGCTTCCGACAGAGTTTGGAAGTTGGGCACCACAGCATTGACTTGCTGTAGCAGCGCATTGGCAGCCTGCTGGGCTTCCGGAGATAGTCCGGAAAGCATCGAAATCATATCTTGAATCTGGCCCTTTTGCGCCTCAACAGCCTGCTCAACTGCTGGCGTGCGTTGGGGTGCCTGGGTTACTGTCGCCTCAATCGCCTTAAGTTGCGTAGTAACCAGCGCCGAAGTACGCTCAATTTGAGCGTTGATCTGCTCTTTAAGCAGCGCATCCCGGCGCAGCCTAATCTCTTGCTGATTTTGGCCAAGCTGAACGCCAGTAGTGAAGCCTTCGGCTAAGCCGCCGCCAAATCCATAGGGCATTTTCTATCTCCTACTGGAGGAAGGATGGAGTGGTGATGCCGGGGCCAATTTTAGCGCCACCGGCGATTTGCTGTGCTCCGCCAAGCATGCTGCCAAGGGCACCAAATCCACCCAATCCTCCGGTGAATCCACCTATTGCCATGCCCGCAAGCGAGCCAAGAAGCTGTCCCGGAGCTGCCTTCTCTTGCGATTCCAGATTGGCGAATTCGGTCTGGGATTGGAGACCGGGCATGGCAAGATTGGAGACTATCCCCGACTTAGCTATATCCCGCTGGAGCATCAGGGAGCCGCGCAGCTTGGCAATGTCCACCATGGCCATCTGCATGTCCTGCATCGAAGACGATACTTGCTGGAGCAGTTGCGCGCCTACGCCGGTCTCAAACTGAATCTCATTAAGCGCAGTGGTAATGGTCTGATTGCGCGCCTGGGTGCGGGAAGTGAGGGCCTGCATGGTAGCCTCCATCTCTTGCTGCCATGCCTCGGCCAGCACCTTGTCCTTGTCCATCATATATTGACGTTCAAGGCTGCCGATCTGGTCGTTGGCAAAAGAGGCTCCCAGTACCCGGCGCTTGGCCAACTGGTCGCGCAAATTGCTGACACCGCGCTCGCGCGCTTGGTCAACCTCGCGGCCACGCATGTCGCTCAGACGGCCAAATCCAGGTCTAATCTGGGAAAGCAGTTCGGTAAAAGCATTTTCGTCGTTACCAAGACCGGCAAGCAGCCTGTCCATAAAACCTTGCGACTCGGCTGTGCGGCCCATGTTGATGTTGCCGCCGCCGTCGATATTGATGTTATGCCCCGGACCAGTATACGACACCGGACGGAATCCACCGCCATCCAAGAGTTTATTGTATTGGTTCTCCAGGATGTCGTCATATTCATTGGTAAACTGTTTGAGCGACTTTTTGGTAGCCGCCGCAGTCATGGCTGCCTGCTGCTTATTATACTTGTTGGCTGTGTCGGAAGCGAAAAGCCCGCCCATATTATTTCCCCGCTATATATGGCTTGCGTGTTTGAAACACGGCCATCGGCCCCTCATTGAGGAAGTCAAAAACGGTGCCCGCCCTTCGCATTACGCCGTACCGGCAGATATGCTCAAAAAAGTCGATTGATTCTGGTTCAGAGAAACCGATGATGGCGGTCTCTTTGCGCATCTGATTGAAGAAATGCACGGCTGTCTCCAGCTTGTTGCGTGACGATGCCCAGGAGAACCAAAGGAAGTCGCCAATCCATAAAACATTCTTGCCATAGAATGGCTTGATGCCAAAAACCACCCCTACCGGCATAGGCTCACGATTCGGCGGTGAAGCGATCAGTGTATAGGCCGACTGATAGCGGGCTGCCGCATGTTCCGCAAAAGCCTCGGCAAAGGAGTCGGGATCAACCGCTTCTATCTGGTCAAGCGGCTTGCTACCGAGCCGCCATGCCGCATAGAGGTATTTCATATCATCAGCATCTGTAAGACGCATCGTGACGAAGCGTCCACGGAATAGCCGGGTTCTCCGTGGAGCCGGTCTAACCGGCTGCCCTGAATCCGAAGTATATTTCGTTGATTTGGAAGGCCGCATCACCGTCGATTTCGGTGTAGACTTGGAATTCATTGCCCTGTCCTGGGACAACAAATCTTTCTCTTGCAAGCCTTCCTTCAAAGTGCGATCCAAAGACGACATCCGAATCCCCAAAATAGAATTGCCCACCAAAAACAGCGTTCGCAGCGGCAGATTCCAGAGTTACCTGGATTTCCGTATCAAACACCGACGCACCCTGCCAGAAAAACTGTATAATCAGGGTAGATTCCTCGCCTATAACCGGCCTGTATTTAACCGCTCCCTGCACGTCATAAATTTGCGCATGGCCGGGGCCGCTCTCTAGCTTGGACGTGCGGTGCGCTTTAATGTTAGCTGTGCCGCCATCCGTTGTGCCGCTTCCCTCCAAGCGATAAACCTTGCCAGAGGCATCGCCCATAAACGGGTACTCTAGGCCATCCTCTACATCAAGCATGGTCCACATAGTAGTTGGGTTAAAGCCAAGAGCGTGGCTGGAGGTCCATTGCATCCATGGCGACAATCCAGTCTCGGCAAGCGGTAGGTGGTACACCCACAGCACCGCCTCGTCTTCTGGTTGGCAGTAGACGCGCTGATGGCGGCCACTATACATCATGCGCCAGCCTTCAAAGCTGGCCACTTCATTTGAAATCTTGATAGTCAGGTCGTTGGTCTCAACATCGCCAAACTGGTCAGTGCCGATTAAGCTCTCGATGCGGCCTGGGCGGCCATAGATGATGTCGTTTGAGGACACTACCATCGACTCGATGCCGTCCGCATAGGAGCCGAAGAACAGCGACTCAATCTCAAAGTCGCTGACCGTAGTGCCAGTCAGCTTGTGCATCTGGCCACGCAGAGTGGAGAACACGAGCAGGCCGTATGCGCCAGCCAAGCCGTTAATGGGCTTAAGGTCTGGCATTGGCAGGAACCATGCGTCGGCAGCCCCGATAGAGCTTGACGGCCTCGTTCCGGTGGAGAGGGTTTCATAATCACTTCTAGCTGATGCCACCACCACATGAGGCGTAGCAACGCCGTTGCTAGTCACATTAGCAAAGAAGGCTCGCTCATTCTCAATATGGATATATTTGGCAATGAAGTCACCGCCCAGCATGTGGTAAACATCAGCCAGAGTTGTGCCGTCCCACTGCATGACCGGCTCCACACCGGCAATATCACTAATCAGCACCACATCATCTAAGTTCCAGATATGTGTTTTGGGACCGCGTATCCGCGCTGACGTGCTGACCGTACCAACCAACGTCCAGGTAGCCCAGTCCGGGGTGACTTTGTAGACATTGCCAGCCGCCTGGATAAGCGTGCTGATGGTGCCGTCAGTCTTGATTAGTTGGGCAAAACCATTGATGCGACCGGCGTTAGGGGCGGTCCCGACCAGATCAAACGGCTTGCGCGGACGGAACTGGGTATTACCAAGATCGAGGTCAAAGTTCTGGCCGTCAGCGCACTCTCTAGGATCAATCTCGTCAGAAGACGCGCGCGTATTCATGCCGCCGCCGAAGCGGAGCTTATACTCAGACTCATTAGCCGCAATGGTGGTGCGTGGGGCGACTTTACCTACCAATGCGACCTCCGATTGATCTGATTAACAAAATGGAGAGCGCGGCTCAGTTGGTGTAGGTATTCCTCACGGTCGAAGTCATTGCGCTTGCGCCGCTCCCAACTAGAAGCAACCACCGGCATAATCGCGCGGTAAGCGGAATCCGAGAATGGGAAGGTGTCGGCAGCCGCATCCATCACTAGGTCTTTGTCGTAGAGCATGTTGTAGACCTTGCCAGCCTCAGTAGAGGTTGGGGTCCGCTCTAAGCGCAGATCGCCAGTGGTGGGATTGATGGCGGCGGAATATGGCAAGCCAAGCCAGTCAGCCGGAATTTGCTGATCGGCTCGCATTTGCTCATAACCCCCAGGGTATTCCTGGATATAATTGCCGTTGGTCTGGTCGATCAGCGGCCACCTGATCTGCACCAGATCAGAAGGCAGATCGTATTCGCGGGTTCCAGATACCAGCGTGATTGACGCTGAGCCAGTCTCCCCCGAATGGGGGATGCCCATAAGGTTGCAGACATCATCGACCGTCTCGTTCCAAACCTGGATTGCCAAGTCGATGTAAAGCTGCTTACCCAGGTTTGTCAGGCTGGACAGAGTGTTGTTGGAGTCTAAGATGCCAACACGTTCCAGGACATCATTGATCCCGTTAAGTAAGGTCTTGCTCAAAATCTATGCCCTCGCTAGCAGCAACGATTCGGGCGATAAGGTCCGCTTTCCTATCCTTCACTGTCTGTGGGATGCCACGCATCTTGCAGATTTTCTTGAGTTGGCCATGGTGGAGCTTCTCCAGCTTGGCTTCAAAATCAGATTTCGGATTGGGCTGCACCAGCAAGCCGTCCTTGACGGCCACTGGCTCCCCGGTGTCCGGGTGGGCAACCACCATCTCAAATTCGGCATGGTTTTGAGGCGCAAACTTCACGTTGCGCGAGCGGAGGTCGGCTGTTGTTTCCACCACCATGCCGGGTGGACGTAGCGGGTTCTTCCCTTCGGCCTCCAACTGCATGAAAAACGGCAGCATGTAGTCCTTGCTGGCCCCTGCTGGAAATTGCATCCCCCACAGATTGGCTAGTCGCCAAAGTTCGACGCGCCGTAGCGAGCCGACAATGGTGCCATATAAGTCCCTACCAGCGATTCTGGCCTGAGTGTCTGGCTCAGCCGGATCGGTCATCTTGATTAGTTGTGCGCGAGAATCCATTTGTCCCCTCTTAAGGAAAGTGGGCAGTTTATCCTCGTACCCAGGAGTGACATTGAGCGACAGCCCTAAGCTATTAGTCGCTAATGTCGGTAGCACCCGAACGGATAGTCCTGAGCCAATTGGAGTTCAGGATTTTCGCTGCGCACCATGCCTTCCAGCCCATCGTGGAATACTCGTTGAGCGGGTCAGCAGTACCGGCAGAGCCGAACGGCTTGTTGATGATTTCGATGACGGACATCTTGCGTCCAACATCTCCAGCATCGGTTGGAACCTCCTTGCCGAGACCCAGGGTGCCAAAGGCATGGCGGCCCCAAACCACGGTCGAGTAGAGGTCAGCGTTGTCGCCCGAAGACGTGCGCTTATCGCCAGCACCGGCTCCGGTGCCGCCCAAGCCTGAGTCTACGGACGCATCTGGCGTAGACATGAAGCGAATGCCGGTTCCAGCAAGGCCATAGTAGCCAAACTCACCCGGCATCACGCTCACCTGACCAGCATACTTCTCAACCGAAGTGAACCCGGTGATCTGCGAAACGTCATAGGCCACGTCCGGGTGGCAAGCCGCATAGTAGGCTGCCAAGATCGGAACGGTGCCGACATTCACAGAGCCACGAGTCATGGCCAGGAACGTGTCTGCCACGTTGCGTTGGAGGATGTTGATGGTGTAGTTCAAAATCTGCGCGTTAATCACGGCAGAAGTGTTACCATCAGAAGCGCCACCACCAGTGTAAACAATGGTAGCGTTATCCTCCACTTCGTTGCGAACGATCATGTTCACAACGCGGCCCGCATTGTCAGCCAGAATGTCGAGCAACTCAGCGGTCGTGCCGTTGAAGTTGAAGACATCGGCTTCCTCGTTCAAGAGGATATGCGTGCCGTATTTGCTCACGGCCTTCTGCACGTCAGTCACAGTTGGAGTGACACCAGTGCGAGTCGGATAAGCCTCGCCGGTTAGCTCCGACAGTGCAGTCGTGGAAGGCGTGAGATGCTCAATGCGCCGCCACAAAGCGGTGGCGGTGCCTGCGTTCTTGGAGAGTGAAGCAGGATCGGAACCCATAAAGTAATGGGTCTTATACTGCGCACGCTCCAAGAAGCGCCGCGTAAACATCACGTTTACCGGCTTTTGGATAACTGTGGTATCTGTCACAGTCATTGGTCTGCTCCTTTAGAGTGTGAGCAGCACCTTAGACCGGACTTACCCCCATCTTCCGTTGAAGCTCGTCAAAGTCAGACTTCGACATGGTTTCAACTTCTCTGTTGGTAATGTCCCTCTGCGGCGCTGCGGTTGATGCGCTCCGAATCGCAGAAGCCACAGCCTCCTTGCTCTCAGTTGCCTGCTTGTCTACCCTTTTGCCTGCAAACTTAACGAAGCCGCTCTTTAGCTCCCCAAAGACTTTATCCCAGGCTTTTGGATTAGAGTTTCTCTGTGCCCATGCCTGATTTAGTTTTGGGTTACGAATGGCCTGTGCGTTAAGGTAGGCTTCCGCATAAACAGCATCGCCATTGGTGCCGTCCGAGATTTGATCGAATAGTCGCTCAAGCTCTCGTCTTTGCTCCCGCTGCTCCTGCTCGTTTAGGCGGCGTTCCAAGGTAGCAATGGCTTCCAAGTCAACTTGGCTTGGTTCCTTTGCTTCGGGTTTGGCCTTGGTTTCCTCTGAGGTTGCCGAATCTTTACGTTCGTCAAACTCTTTTAGAAGGTCATCCAAGTCCACTTGCTGCGCAGCGCCACCATCCGCAGAGGTCTCCTCTTTCGGAGCCTCTTTGGTTTCCTCGGCAACCGCAGTCTGCTCGGTCTTCTTATCTTCTTCACTCACGGTTTACTTCTCCTACTTTGGTCGGGGTCGCCCCCAGCGTTGCCATCAGCTTCTCCCATCCCTGGGCTAAGCCGCTGGCGAAAATCCAATCGTCTTTCTGCTGCTGTGAACTAAGTTCCGCCGCCCCCGCCGAAAGCGAGCGCCTGTAGCGCGGTGGATGTGGTGCCGGGATCGCCCGGAGTAGCTCCAGGAATTCCGGGTCCGCCCGGAGCCGGGATAGCCGGGTTTGTAGTTGCGGCGGCAAAGATGACATCGACATCGGCAAATCCTGCGTTTTTCAGAATCAGTTTCTTGATGGCGTCATAGTCCATAGGCTGACCAACACCCATCTGCTTTTGCAGAGCGTCGATCTGAATGACCTGTTGGATGGCTCCCATCTGGTCTTGTAGACGTGCCCGTTGCTCGGCGGGACCGGCAGAACCGAAGATTTCAAAGATACAGCCAGGAGGAATAGCGTCCTTAATGACTCGGACAAATCCCCCATAGTCTGGAATCCAGATGTCACGTTCTGTGGTCCACACATCCCTGAGATACGCAAATTGCATATCCAGGATGCGCCCTAGCGCGCCGTCGAGTAGGGAGTTGGCGTAATCGACCGTCCTAACCTGACCGCGCGATAGCTCTGCCTCCTTGGCATAGGCCGTGGTGTGCGACACCGTTTGCTGGCCCAGCCGAGGAGCATGCATTCCAGTCACATCGGAATAGTGCGTCACAATGGCTTGGTATGCCGACAGCAAGGCTTGCGGATCACCAATCTTGTGCGGCGTGACTTCTCCAGACGAGGCCCAGAGAGCGCGAGGCTCGATGATCGGGCCACCAGTAGAGGCAAAGCCGGGGTCATCCGGGTCGTACTGAATTGGAGGCTCAGTAGCCAGAATTGCCGACTGCAACAGGCGGCAGAACATCTCGGTTGCCGCTGCTTGGAGCGGCTCACCCTTCATCAGCGGGCTAACGCCATATGGCGAATTAACCTGCTCGATGTGGTACGGCTGGGTGACGTATGAGGTAAACGGCTTGTCGCGGAAAGCCATACGCACGATGCGCGGCTTACCCCCGCTGACAACCACGGTGCAGATCGCCCCAGGAACGTAGATGTTGTCTACCGTCTTGCGGTCAACAACCAAATCGCCTTCCCAGCGAATAGTGTCCACACAGCCATCGCTATCAGACTCAACGTCCTTCAACTCTTTCGGCATCCACCCGCCGTCCTCATTGTGCGGGTCTTTAGACCCGTACTTGGCGGCAAGCTGTAGGTCGGTTAACTTCTGGCGCTTAAAGAAGATGGTGCCGGGGCCTAAGACGTGGCCCTCCTGCATCACAAACTGCGGCGTCTCGTCCAGGTAGGTGTCCTTAATCGACGTGGCAAAGAACACCGGGAGTAGCGTTTCCTCCTTAGAGGTTCCCCTGGCTGTTTCGATATAGACCGGCTTCTTGGCCTTGCGGACACGCCCAACGCCAGTGCCGTACTTGAAGGCTTCGGCATTAAAACGGTCGATCTGGGCAAAGAAGCCCGCCTCCTCATGCAGGTTGCCGATAACGCCCTCAACCAGCTTGTCGGCATTGTCTTGATTGATGCGGGATGGGATGTCGTTCTCGTCGCCAGAAATCATGGCGGCAAAATCGACCTTTTGCAGGTACTCGTCCGTTACCAGAGCATGGGCGCGGAACCATGGCCCGTTATCTGGAAAGATCATGCGTCTAGCATCAGCGCAGAGAATCTCTAGCGTTTGCGCTTGAAGGGGAAGCTCTTTTTCAGGAAGCCATGCCATTCCTGGCTTCTTACGGCCAGTAAATGGATTGATCTTGTATGCCGTCTTTGGCTCCATGGCCAATTGACGGTCGATTTCCTTCCACTGAGCCTCTTTGTCTTTGCGCTTGCGCTTCCTGTCGCCGTATTCTTCTTGCAGAAACTCCGAGATAGTATCGAAATCCCTAGCGTCGAAGCGCCGCTTCTCAGTTACCACTGAATCGGCCATTCATTTCCTCTGCAAATGCTCTGCCGTCTTGCTCGGCTGCTGCGATGCGGGTTTCGCGGTCTACGGTGCCCAATCCGGCAAAATATAGCGGTCTGGCGACTTCAAGCGTGTTTT